AAAAATAGGGAACTCGACAAAGACATTGTTCTTATGCGTTCCGTTGGACGAGAAACGTTTCAATGTGATAATCAGTATATTCGGGAAGTTCCAAAACGCGATTTTCTTAGAGACGGATTCTATCGTATTTGTCTTCTCATTGACCCAATCAGATAATAATTCGCATTCTACGAATGTATCAAAGCAATCGTATATGTTTGCCGTTTTCTCTCGTGTGTGAATTGGAATCGGTAAATCTAATATGCAATATGTTTCTGGTTTGCTGGAATGAAGGGTCTTGCCATCTGGGGTAGACAACTGTGAAACATAGACACCATAAAAGAGTTCGCTTAATTCCGAATAATCGCCCTCTCGTTCATATTTATCTTTCAATAAAGAAAAACATTGTAGCGCTAAATTATCCTTTGTGGTTTCCGACGTTCCTCGGATATCCACTTCTACTGACCTACGTCTAGCATTATGTATGCATTCAATCATAAAAAGCAAAAATTCGGGCAAATCGTTCTGCGCCCATCCAGTGAAAATCTCGCGGTCCTTCTTCATTGCAATTTTGTGTATCGTATGCACGAACTTGCCGGGTTGTAATACTGGATTTGGAATTCGTCCTATCGCATTTAACATAATATCTCTTAATTCTATCCAATCGTTGAGAACGATTTCGTCGTCTGCATATTTAGAAGACACTGCAACCTTTGTCCGCATATTATCTACAATTTCGTGCGTATGATTCAGTAATTGGATGCAAGAATTTAAAAAACACGTATTCCCTAGATTGGTCAATCCACAAGGCAAATTATCATTCATTTTTAGGATAAATGTATATAAACCCCGTTATTTGTTTAACTCTATTAACTCGAATAAGAATGGACGCTTCTGGCAACTACCGATACGACTACCAATATCAATTGCAGCTGAGAAGGTTACGGCTGATGGAAAATATTTTGGAAGATTACCAGGTGAATATACGACACGCACTGCAGTTAATTAATTCGGAAAGGATGAGTTCTACGATAGATGAACCGATTCCGCGAAATAATACGATCCGAAACAATGTATATTCTGACATATTGAATACTGATGCATACGGTACAATTCCGCAAAATAATATGTATACGAATAATTTAAACCCGATTCTTCGGAATACGCAGGTGATTGTGGAATTGGATACTTCGTCCTCTGGATTATCTGCTACACAAATAGAGAATGAAACGCAGTCAATCATATACGATGCGTCTATGAATAGTGACCGGTGTCCAATTACGTGGGACTTGTTCGAAGGAGGACAATCCGTGATACGTATTAATCGATGCGGTCATATTTTTGGAGAAACTGCGCTTCGGAATTGGTTTCGGACACATAGTAATTGTCCAGTATGTAGAGTAAATTTAGTAGGAACTGGTTCTCGCATGAGCGGAAACACTGCAGCCTCTCGATATTCAACTTCTACGTCAAACGATGCAATGGTTCAGTTATTCCGCGCGTTACTTACTGGGATGAATGATTCCAGTTCGGATAGTCAATAGTGTTATTCCCGGCGGATAAGGAAGCGGATACGTAGAAATGTCATGTAAGAATGACATTTCTACTGATAAACAGTAAAAAAGGTTATTTTACAGTGAAATATATTGGATTTTTTTTGTTTTTTCTATCAATTTGTTTTTTTTGTTTTTTTGTTTTATTTTATAGGTTACTTACCTGGAGTTTCTCGGATTCGTTTATTTATATGACGCGGTCCATTATACAATCGCAACTTTTGCAATAGATGATTTTATCCAGACAAAGAGAACAATCTACGAAGTAGTGACATACAATACATCCTCTGATTGTACCGTTTGCACCAGGGTTATATCTCATTTCTGAAATCGTATATTCATCAATCGTATCGGATATGTCTATATAATCTCCGCCATCTTCTTCATTAAATGGGCGATTTCCGCGAAACATTGTGATGTTTGGATGCGGGCCGTCTTCGTATAAAGCAGATTCTTCCTCTTCATCTTCTTCATTAAATGGACGATTTCCGCGAAACATTGTGATGTTCGGATGCGGGCCGTCTCCGTATAAAGCAGATTCTTCCTCTTCATCTTCTTCATTAAATGGGCGATTTCCGCGAAACATTGTGATGTTTGGATGCGGGCCGTCATCTTCTTCCATTTTGATTGTCGTAATCGTTGTATTATCATCATATTTTTCTTCCTCCGGAAATGCAGTATCAGAATACTCATCATATTCTTCGCTCGTATTATCATCTTCTTCATCAATAGGACGATTTCCGCGAAACAATGTGACGTGTTGATGAGGACAGTAGTCATTGTCATCCGCGTTGTCAATATCTGACTGCACAATATTTGCAGCAGTTACTGTATCGTTGTCATTGTCCCTAGACAAGTTTCTAAGACACTCTGGTGCATTTGGTTCTGTTTGTGTATTACTATTTTCCGGGGTAATCGGATTATAGTAAATGTAGCTGTAAATAACGTTTTTGATGTTTTCAACAATTGGATTCATTTTCAAATTCTGGGTTGTGCTTTTTGCGTTGGGGCTTTTGAATTACTCAATATTGGGTTATTCGGGAACTGTCTCCATTAGAATACAAAACAAAAAGTCATTCAATTTTATCGTTTATTAGTAGAATTGTCACTCCTGAAGCGAAGCGACCAAAGCGAAGCGACCAAAGCGAAGCGACCAAAGCGAAGCGACCAAAGCGAAGCGACCAAAGCGAAGCGACCAAAGCGAAGCGACCAAAGCGAAGCGACCAAAGCGAAGCGACCGATAGACAACTCTACTATCGCTTCGTATGTAGTGGCGGTTGCCAGAGGTTATGCCATATCCGACGAGTAGGAACTCACTTGGTCGCATTTTGAATGTTTCCGAATATACTCATATACATACGGAAACGCAATGCCGGCGGGACGAGCGTGTGTTACCGTACCGCGATACCGGTTGTATATCAGATTGTCTGTCCGATAAGTAGAATAAATATTGTATTCACCAGAGGACGTGATTTTCAATGATTTGTGAATGCGGTTAATGGTAAAAAGCATATTTGTAATAAATACAGTTGCAGTAGTATTATTCAGATAATTTTTCCGTATCACAACGCAACTAATACTTGCATTAACAAAGAAGAAGATAAGAAGAACTTGTGCAAATATGCGATACACTGCATTTAGTTTTAGAACCTCTCGTCTCTCATTCGGTTTCATCTTGGCCAGCATTTCTTCTAGATAATCTTTGTCGGTAGCACACGATTTGTCGGTGGTCAAATATTTTTTCACGACTTTTTCTCGAATACTTTCTATCGTAAATAGTGCGCAAAAATAAAACGCCATAAACGTATTTATTGATATTGCGGCGACCTCTATATCATCTTTCGGAATAGCATTTTCTAATATAGTGCAGGAATAACCGCCACAATTCTGTGGGACAAAGACTGTAAGAAAACTACTTATAATAGTACGATATGTCTCGAAGCAACTGTATAAGATAATAGAAATACGCTGTAAATTTGTCATCCGGCCTTCCGGATTTTCAAATAAATTATTAATGAATTTCGTGAAAGCCACACTGGCAGTATTTGGGTTATAACGTAATTCGTCGATATGTAATGTCGTATAGTGATTGGTTTTGCTAGACTCCTCTAAATCGATAGATTCGCAAAATATACTATTGGCTCTTACTCGGGTGCGGTCTTTATGCTCTTTGCGTATGTTGTATAACAGCAATTCATTTTTAAAGTCTCTAAACAATTGATTTCTTTCATATGACACTGGTTCTTCATCTATATGTATGTTTGTTGAAATGTGAGTTGAGTTTGGTTTTATTCTTGGGGTTTTTTCGAAATCAATAAAAAAATCATTTTTCTTATTTTGAATTTTTATTGGTTCGTGAATACACGAATAAGAGTTACATTTTCGCATTTAAAAATCGCATATATATTGCGACGTTATTTGTTGTAACAATTGCGTTTATGTTGCATAAATGACATATATTTCATTTATGCAAATTAGTGTATCACCGAGCTATTACAAATCACCGAGCTATTACAAATCACCGAGCTATTACAAATCACCGAGCTATTACAAATCACCGAGCTATTACAAATCACCGAGCTATTACAAATCACCGAGCTATTACAAATCACCGAGCGATATTGTATTTTTCTCCGAATTATTCTTGCGTCTATTCGATTTACGGGGCACATTCATATTTGCCATATCGCGCAAAGAGGAAATGCTTACCATAGATTCATCTTCTACTCTTACCCCAGAATTTGAAGGTTGTTGTTCATATGCATTCATCGGTTTCATCTTTAGACCCGATAATATTTCGTCTACATCTTTTTGCGGACCTCTCATTTCTGCGCGTTTATTGGCGGTAGGCTCCCTTACTTCCGAGTAACCGTTTCCTACATCTAGTCCGTTTTCGCGAAACATTGCACCTCGACCCATCGAAATATCTGGCCGGGTTTGTTGCGGTGCATTTCGTCCAGGTTCTTGTGTAAATTGCATAGCACCCGGTCGAACTGGTGGTGGGTGATTCTTGGTCTCAACGGGTTTCGGAGGAGGACCAAATGATGTATTTACATCATCGTGAGAGGGCTTCATTAAATTGGAAGCAAATGCAAATCCGGGACTTTGCTGACTAAGTGCTTTCACCGTCGCATCATTAAATGTGCGCATTAATTCTGGACTTTGACGGATGACATCGCCAAAAGCAGGCGCAGCAGATGACAACGCTTTGTTCGAAAACCCGACTACCGCCGCACTAAAACCGAGACGCATTAATAGCGACACTTCCGGTGCCAATTTGCCGCCTTTATACTTGTCGTGCAACTCGGAAAAGATTTCTTCGTACTCCGGTAAATCCTCTGTCACTTTCTCGCCCCATCCATCTAGACTGATTCCAAACGGGTCAAATGCCGCATTCGCATATTCGAGTGAATTCACCAGTGTAATAAACCACCATCCCTGCAATTTCACACTGTCTTTCTTGCGTTTATCCTCTAATGCAGTTTCATATTCATCTTCTACTTCTTCATAAGGCGAATCCATCGTAAAATGGCTGGGCTGGTGCTTTAATTGGCCAGCATCATACCATTCTTGCAACTTCTTAATCATCTCGCGCTTCTTTCTTCTCTTCTCGCGGTCGGACATATTGTTTGTGGTAGATGGTTTCGCAAACTCATTGGAAGGCGGTATATCCCCGACTTTTGTAAATCCGTCCCACGTCTTTGTTTTTCCTAAACTACTTGTAGTTGATTGACCCAATTTCGAATCCGTCTTCTCATATTCATCCGACGATTTTACTGTAGCAGACCCATTGCTACCACCTAATCCAAACAAACTCGATGCAAACCCACTAATCGATTTTGTCGATTCTGCTGCAGAACTCGAAGAAGACAACTCATTTAATTGACTCTCTAATTTATCCAAATCGCTAAAATTCACATTTACTTGCTTAGCGCTGCTTCTCTGTTCGTCGTTCATAAACATTTCGATTCCTCCGCCAAAATTAACGGATTTTGGTTCAAATTCGTCGTCGTCTTTCAAGTTTAATGTAATGGGGGTTGGGTCCATATCTCCTAAACCAATATCAATCACTTCCATCGTTTATGATACAAACACACTATTTATTTTTAAGTCTTCCGCATAATATATTATTTTATTGGTCTTTAGATACCAAATACCTTGCAAAAAACAATCTGCTAAATCGTCTCGTTTTTTTGACCTCTCAAACTCGGGTTTCCAAGAAGCAAATTCGTTGTTGGATTCGAAAAATTGTCGGCAAACCGTTATTCCATCCGATTTATTTGCTTTGTACGAAGTCTTTTTATCTGCAGTATCATTATTCTGTGCATACTGAAATCCTTTTAATTTGTTATGCGAACTGACAAACTCGACAATGGCTCTGTCTCCAAACCGCATAATAAAATATTGCGCAATCATCCCTTGTATTGTCTTCATACGAGAGGCGATTGTGGAAATCTGATTTTCAATAATGACGTGAGTAATATCAACGACGGAACTGTCTGCGTCCAATTGTCGCTTGATTGCTCGTCCAATAGTTACTAAATCGACCTCTCCCGCAGTCTTGGATTTCTTTGTTTCTGCTGTGCTACGAAAGCATTTGGATTCATAATACTTCAATATCCTCTCAACGTAATCGGGTTTTTTCAATTTCTCTGCTGTATTTGCTTGGTTTGCAAATATACGTCCATATTCAGATTCCAATTCGTCCTTTTTTAATTTATGAATATGAGAGGCTGAATGTTTCGAAGTGGGTAGAATCCATTCCGCAGTATGCATTTTTGCGTGGGATTCGCAATAAGGTAAATCCGTAGGTGTAATCCATTTTGCTTTTTTGCCACATATATGGTTCTTCTCCGTCTTCTTTTTCGCTTTTATCGATTGGCAACACGTTTTCTGCTCTGCCGCCGCCGTCACAGCAGTCGAGTCCGACAAAAGTAGATTTGCACAATTCCATTGAGGTATATTCCAGGTTTTTGCGTTTGGTTCTATCGAGACCCCGCAATATGCTAAATTTTTAATGCCGACATCGAAACTAATAAGGCGCATCATAAATAAGTATTATGTAAATACTTATTTATATTGCAAAAAATATTACAATTGTTCTGGACATTAGTGTCCGTTTTCGCGTATTTCTATCGCTTTTGCATTCACTTGTTCTGCAATATACTCGGATTCTTCATATGAATAAGGGTCCAATGTATTATGATATGCGTCATAACTTGCATTGTATTCGACTACCAATTCCGCTAAAAATTCAATTAATTCTTGTAAATAGGGGTCTACTATATTTTTACTGACATACATCAAATTCGTGGATAAAATCATAATTGTTGAGATTACATTGTTTCCGCCGGGCACATTATACACGTGTATATTGAATATGTAGTAATATACACCTTCCTCTCCAAGTGAAAACTTTTTTATAATCGAGTTCGTATTCGACATTTTTTGCTAATTAACCTAATATACACACTTGCATATTTAGTATGGGGTCATTATAGCGAGAAGGATTTACTGGGTTTTCTGCCATTCCAACAATTCCGCCTGACTAATGACTGGAGTTGCAGTTCTGGCGGACAATTGTTCTCTCGATAAGTAATTTGCTTTTAAATCGCTGCCAAATTTACCGTAATCGGACTCAGGTTGGACGAAAGAGTCGTAACGAGCGGGGGCGCCGAAGTTGCGCGGCATACTCGCGAGGAATGGCAATGCATTTGCATCGCCGATTCGTTTTACACCTAAATTTGTATATCCAACGTCATTTTCAGCCTCTTTCATATTGTGTCGCATAATAGATTCCGCATTATGCGTCAAATATTTCCTATATTCCCAGTTTGTCTTTACTCCACTTTTTAGCAAAATAGAATTATTTTCAATCGCTTCCGGTTGCCAAGATGCGATGAGTGCGCGTCCGTCGCTCATTAATGGAGGGAATCCCGGATACACATTATTTGCAGCATATCCTCTCGCATTTGGTGGCAATTCCGGTAATGTAGGATGAACTACTGCTACTTTTTGCGCCGCCAATCCATCTAAATCAACGTCATTGAATGGTGTAAACATTTATAACGAATTCGCTTATTATATTTTAACTGGCTATTATTCCTTTATTGTATGGACAGCACATCTACTTTTGCTGAATAAGTGCGATTAATTCCGGTTTCTTCATTTTACTAACATCTTCTACAATGCCCATTTGAGAGGCAATTGTCTTTAGTTGGTTAATATTCATTTTCCTCAATTGTTCTTGAGTTGTTTTGCTTTTTTTTATTTCTGCCATTCCAGCTAAATGTTGCGATTCCAGTTGTAGAGCATCTTCCACAATTACTTCAGAAGAAGACAAAAGAGAGGAAGCTGACTCAACTGCAGCAAGGTCTAGTACATTTTCAAAGTCAGACAATATTACTGCAGTCGATTCTAGGTCTTCTTTCGATTCACCTAAATTGAGTACATTCTCGGATTGTTTATGCTCATCGATTGAGAGGAATAGATTATCGCGGAGAGTAACCTCTTGTATATCTTGCTCTTGTATAGCTTGCACTTGTATAGCTTGCACTTGTATAGCTTGCACTTGTATATCTTGCTCTTGTATAGCTTGAGCTTGCGATAAATCGGGTTCTTCCATTTTCTCTTCTTGGTTTGATTCTGGTTCTTGCTCATCTAAAATGATTTCTTGTATAGAATCGAGTTCTAAGCTTGCACCTAAGCTTGCACCTAAGCTTGCACCTAAGCTTGCACCTAAGCTTGCCCCTAAGCTTGCCACTACGCCAGCTTCTGAGTCTGCATCGGAATCCGTATCAGTATCCGTATCAGTATCCGTATCAGTATCTGAGTCAGTATCTGAAATATCACTATCTTCCATATCAGACACAACGACTCTACTTTCTTCAGAGGCGGATATATCAAATGTAATTACCTCTTTTACCGGTACATTTATTTCCGGGGTTGTCTTAGATTTGACTTCCTGATTTTGTTCGTTCATTGTATTCACTGGATGATGTTGTTGCGATGTATTTCCCAACCCAAACATACCTCTCAGCGTTTTTATCTCTTTTACTACTGCTGTCAATAATCCATACATCGACTCATTTTTCTTTTCTGCTACAGTAATTCTATTTTTGAAATGATACACCAAAAAAACGACGAGTATGAATACTAACGCCAAACTAATAAAAAAGAATCTTTCAATAAAGGCAAATGCACCCATTTATTATTCTAAAACAAAATATAACCTATACTTGCACGAATAGACATTAACGTCTATTAGGGGAATTGTACCTCTTGAGGGACAACTCCACTATATAGCGTTTGCATTTATCCATACGGATTTTTTATCTGTATGGATAGAGGTTAACGTCTATTAGGGGAATTGTCCCTTCCGGAATCACTAAGTAGCAGTGTTTTGTTACTTATACCTACTTATGCTGATTCTTATCTGTATGAGTAAAAGCTAAAGATGTAAAAATCCGCATAACTAGAGAGGTTGCCTGGATTGTGCATACATACGATAATATCCACCAAAACCCCTAAATATATCGCATTATATTATAACACTTTTGTATCAAATGTCTGAACCGAGTAACCGAAACTCCATTCCATATGATAATAATTCTGCTTCATCAGGCAGAGTAATCTATGACTTCTTTAGCAATAAAAATGCAATCATTATTGTATTGCTTGTTCTTCTTATCCTCTCTATGATTGGTATTAATTTATTGCAGATAACCGGAAATATTGTGGAGGATATTGCTGACCCTCTCGGACCGGCAGTTCGCGGTATTTTATCATCCGTCGGTTTTACGGTAGGGAACATCCTAAAAGGTAGTGCGGACGTAATTGCAGGAACCGTAGATACTGGAATAGATATTGCTAAAGGAACAACACATTCTATTGGCGATTTACTGATTAATACTACAAAACCAGGAATTGATTATTCAAAACAAGTCAGTCTGAGTGAAGTCCTCGGTATTCCTAAATTGCAAATGCAATCCTCTTCTGATATGCCTCAACCCGTTCAATCGTCAGAACCGACTGTCACTCCAATTAGCACACAGAAACCCAAAGCTGGGTGGTGTTATGTGGGCGACTTTAAGGGCGTTAGGGGATGTGTAGAAGTATCAGAACACGACAAATGTATGTCTGGACAAGTATTCCCCAGCAAAGAGGCGTGTTTTACACCTTGAAGCGCCGTTTCGATAAGGACAATTCCACCAATAGACGTTAACCTCTATCCATAAAGATTAAAAATCTGTATGAATAAATGCAAACGCTATATAGTGGAGTTGTCCCTCAAGAGGGACAATTCCACTAATAGACGTTAATCCATATGAATAGAAGTTATACTCCAGTTATGGATGCTCCCAAACTGGTTGCAGTATGACTACTGAAAATTGTGCATTCAACCGCTTCCGATATTGCAGAAGATGGATTTGCAACAATGGCAATCGAATTCAATACCCCCGAATTAATCGGACTAACCGTTAAATTCGCCTTTAGCATAAATGTGTAAACATAAGTTGCAGTGGTATATAGCATTATATTTTGGAATAATAGATTTCCTACAAATTGATTTACACGAAACGATATTGCAGAAGAGGTGGAATTGCTGGGTATGTTTATAATCACATTGCGCCCAACAAGATTGTTCAATGACACACTTTTCACTAAATTGCCTTCATTAAAGTATATTTCCAATGTAGCATCTGTTAATGCTATATTTATGTTTCCGGTGAATCCGGCGCTGTTGGCTGGAATTGTTCCAGTAGCCGTTATGCTGAATGGAACGGTGACAGTATAATTAAACGATGATTTGCTGATGGTATTATTTATTATTAAATAATCAATGATACTTCTTTGATTATCGAGCGTAAGAATATTGGAAAGAACAACGAATTGCCAAGGACTGGTATAACTTTGCACAAAATCGCTGTAAGGTCGTGTATTAAAGTTGGAATAATTATAGAGAGGCACGTTTTTGTCATATGTTAAATACGTGACCGGGCCAGGAACATCGCAAGAACTTGTTGGCGTGGGTATTTCATCGTCCGCATCACAAGAAGTAGCATTGTTCTGAATATTTGCGGCAGCCCTGGTCAATCCTCCTCTCGCAAGCATTGCGAATTGCCCTTTTTTCGTTATATTGTTTGTCTGAGAGGACGATTTATTTGCACTGTATTTGAGTATTTCTACTTTTCTGCGCATATCTAATTGTATTTTCGTGAATCGTCCAGAAGCATATGGATTTTCTGGGGTAATTCGGTTCGGTGGTATATTGTACAACTGAGTTAAGTAACGCTGCTGACAAAAACTGGTGTCTGTTGCCATTCCGATATATAGCATAAAACCATATATCGAATATCTATTTTGCTGGAACACTACCGGAATACCAACTTTGTCCTAAATAATCGAAATAGTTCGTCGATGCTCCGGACGCAGACCTTAAATTCGGACCGTAGTAGACAACACTGTTTATTTCAAAAACGGACAATGCATAATTATAATATCGAAGATTGGAAGTGGAGCCACTAAATCCGCCATTTCCTGCGTAGATAATCGGGTCGTAATTTTGTTTTGGTATGTAATCGCCGAATGACATACGTTCGACAATCACTCCATTTATATAGCAATCTAATACTTTGTTCTGCATTCGTATCGCTACGTGGAACCACTTTCCAATCGGGATATTTGGAATCACTTTTTTGAGAGAACTAACTTGTTTTTTCTGGTCTGGAGAAACCACGTCCATTATATAGGTCAATTGTAGTTGTTGCGAAGAAGAATCTCTGACATCGGTTTTGGACAAATAGAGACCCGGACCATTATTCACCTTTGCGATTCCTTTATCGCCTATAGAATCCGAATAATCATCTGTTCCTTTTACGAAAATAGTGCGGTAGTTTGTATCCGATGGCAGAGTATCTACTTTCAACCAGAGCGCCCAGGTGAATTCGGCACCTCCTGCGCGATTGTTGGACCTATATACAACTGCATTGGTACTTGCAGGGTCTTGTGGGAATATAGTATATTCTGTACCGGGCAACATTCCGTGTATTATGTACGGGTTCTTGCTAGGAGTTGCTAAATAAGAAACAAGTGCAACGCCTAAATTGAGTAAGAACATAAAAACGATTAAAACCAGGAGGATAAATACAAACTTTGCAATCAGACTATTGGAATTTAAAAATTCACTGCTTGCATCCATTGCTCCCTTGGACGAAAAATCAGCAGTGGCACTCTCCGCCGTATCTCGAATTTTATTAATGCTTTCTGAAATAGTTGACGCAGCGGCAGTTGTATCCGGTATATTCTGTTTAATTGCTTCTGTTGCGCTTGCAATAGACTGTTTCGCGTTATTTAAATAATCAGACATAGTTCGTATATTTTAATAACCAGACTATTATATAATAGACATTGTAATCAATTCGTCTCCCCCATAAAGGACAATTCCACGAATAGACGTTAGAAAATAGTAATTGACCTCTGTAATTCTTCGCCTTTTGAAATACTCAAATTCAGCCCATATGGAATAATACTACTAAATAAATTGTTCAAACCATTTCCACTTAGATACGCATCCCATACAGTTTTTGCGTCTAAAGCGGTTTCTGTTCTAGTGAATTTTGTCACATATCCAATCGGCCCACTCCCGCCAATATTTAAATTGGTTCTGTTGGAAACCGGTTTGGGCACATTTTGACTCTGCACGGTTTTCGCCAATTTCCCGTTGATATATGCCTCAAACGTCTTCAAATTATACACATTTATTACCAAGTGTGTCCATTTTTGGATAGGAAAATCGGAGGTGATTGTCATTACTTTTACAGGCGCACTAGAACCTGACCCGGCTTTCAATATCAGGTCTTGTCCAACAAGAGTTACTTCAAACACAGAATTGTCTTTTCCGTCTGCCGATTTCCTGGAATATAGTTGTTTCTCTTGGCTGGGCGGACTTGATATGTACAACCAACATTGATAACTGTATGTGTAACTATTAGGGTTCTTCAGTTTGTTGGAATCGACGGTGGTCAATTTGTCTAAACTTTGGAGTCCAGAGGTTAATTCGTTATTTGTCACGAAAGAGTAAAGATAGTAAATTAAAATGCCTATTACTACAACCAGTATCGTTGCTAAATAGTTCATTGTGCGATTATATAGTTATTTCATATATTTCAAAGGAAACTCGACCCAGTTACTAACTGGTCGCGTTGTCGATTAGCCTCTACTCATATGGATTTTTAACGTCTATTCGCGGAATTGTCCCTTGGTCGCTCCGCTTCAAGAGGGACAATTCCACCAATAGACGTTAAAATAATCGTTGATTCACTCGGACCTGTTTGTTTTTCGTAATTTGCATATTCAAATGATACTCTGAAGCAGAAGTACTCTGTCCGCTTCCCATCATAAAGCTATTCCAAACCTTTTGCGGGTTAATGTTTTCAGCAGGTCTCCTAAATCGTGCAATGTCTCCTACTGTGTATTTATTTCCGTACCGGATAGGACTGTTCGGGTCTACATTTAACGGTATCGAATTTTTTGCGGTTTTCGCCAATTTCCCGTCTAAATAAACATCGACGGTCATAGCATCTACGTGCGCCACAATATGTGCCCATTTTTGAAAAGGGAAATCCGGAATGGATACAATCGGTTTTACGCCGCCCATATCCAACACTCCGTCCGCATTCACTCCAGTTCCGCCATTCAGTTTCGTATTGACGCATATATGTAATGTGCTTCCTAACAACACCGCTACAAAATCATCACCTCGGTTAAATAATACATTTGCGGAATATACTGGCGCGTTGTGGTGAATATAAAACCACCCTTCATAAAAATACCGTGATGCTCCAGGCATATCAATTGAACTTGCTTTGATTTCGGTCTGTCCTGCAGAATTTAATAAGGGTTTTGCACTGCTAATAAGATAATCTGGATTAAAGTATTGAAAAGCCAATCCAATAGAAATGGCAATTACCAATACTAAGAATATAATCAATACGGTGTTCATATGTTAAATATAGAATATGGATGCATTTTTTATTTATTATGTCGCATATACTGCAATCAATCATTCTGCGTCTAACTATACGTAGGCGGGTTGTTGTAACGCTTCATATTATAATATCCAGCAACTTTGAATGCCGTTAATGGTTCTGTGTGATAAACCACATTGCATATTGCCCCGTGCAATCCTCCACCCAGTACAGTATTATCTCCTTCTCCGACTTCCACTATATCCGTCGGGTCATATTTCGGCCTGTCATCCGAAGGCAGTGCAATATTTTTCTCTAAATCCCCATTTAAGAATACATCCACGCGATTTCCAGTATAACTAATTACTAAGTGATTCCACGACTGTGTAGGAATGGTCAACGGAACACCAGAAGCATCCAGTCTATCACTCACATATACGATAAATCGGTCCGTTTTATTCGCGTCGTCCGCATTATTAAAGTAGGTGACTCTCGGGTGCCCACCTCTCACGTTCGGATGACCATACCGGAACACATTTGTCTCTTTCGAGTAAGCCGCATTCGAAGGAGGGTGTTGATTTACGTAAATCCACATAGAAATGGAATAATTTTGCCATATTACGTCTGGTTCTTTTCCGGGATTATTTACGTCATTTACCGGAACGCGCAACAGTTCTTTTTGTCCAATAACTTGCGCCGAACTTAAAAAAACGGGTTTGTCTAAGAGGACGATGCTATTTTTTGGCGACTGCACAAATCGCGGTATATAAAGATAGGCCAATATGATAAACAGTTCAATAATAAAAAGAACAATTACCATTCGAGATGACGATTTCAGTTCGACGAAAATCGTTTCCAGCAATTCGATAATTAGACACGGCAACAGGAAAATCAGTTTCAAGATAAACCCGGTCCATCCTCTCATATTTACTATGACGCGCACAAATATTCGATATACTATCGCTAAACCAACAAGGACCATCAATGCAAAAACGAAATTCATAAAATACGAAATATATCCGACAGATGACGGGTTCATAATACGATGAAACATATACACCACGCAAATGAGAAAGAATAGTAGTGTTCCGTAAAAATATATTTTATTGATACTCATTGGTTCTCCCGTAATCTGAGAAGCGATTGCTAGACCAATAAAAATAGGTAAAATACCAAAAACGCTGTAAATATAAAACTTATTGGTCAAAGCTTGTTCATCATAATATGCTATGTAGAACACAATACACGCAATTATCAATCCAACCATTGCTACCGCAAATCGTTTTAATTCGGTAAAAGAATTTGGGTCATTTATCAAATCCAAGAAGTATTTTTGAATACCTGTATCCGGTATGGAAGAAGATGACATTGGATTTGGTCTTATATATTTACCGATAGAAACGACTTTTGTTCTGCGGTAAATGGTAGAAACGCAAAATCATACAGCAAAATATAAGAACTGGAAATGTTATTCGTAGATGCATTTGTATTTTATAATGAACTGGAAATGTTGCGATATCGATTGGAGACGTTAAATCCATATGTCGATTGGTTTATTTTGGTGGAATCTACCTATACACACAATGGCGAACCGAAACCGCTGTATTTCCGAGAAAATATAAATCAATTTGCTACATTTTTGCATAAAATAATCCACGTTGTTGTAGATGATTTTCCACATAAGACAAAAGTGTCAGATGGTCGGCAATGGGAGAATGAGTCGTTTCAACGGGAACACGGTATTGTGCGAGGCTTGAAATGTATTCCGAATCTATCTGCAGATGATTATGCGGTTTGTTCGGATTTAGATGAAATTATAAATCCGGACACGATAAAATTAATTCGCGATGGCCGAATAAATGGCGACCGTTATACCTTGGAGATGGATATGTACTACTATAATTTGACGAATTACGTGGAGAAATGGTATGCGTGTTGCGTGATGAAAGTTCGGATGGCGTTAGATTCTGGGTCGGGACGATGGTGTGGGGCAGATGTTATACCGAATGCAGGTTGGCATTTAAGTTATTTTGGCGATTCGGAATTTATACGCAATAAATTAATGCACTTTGGGCATCAAGAATACAATAATGATGATTATACCAATGAGACAAATATTCGGGAGGCAATCACGAATGGACGGGATTTGTTTAATCGGCGTGAGGTGTCGATTAAAAAAATCAAGATATGCGATAATGAAAGACTGCCTCCTAGAATGGACCTTTTAATAAGATTCTGGGAATCGAAATCGTAAATATTTATCGTCTATTCGCGGAATTGTTCCTCGGTCTATCCAAATGTGGGCCCAAAGGCGGGCCTCCCTAACGGGAGGCCTTGTGTCGCTTCAACCAAAGGTATCTTCGATTTAGAGGGACAACTCCGCGAATAGACGTTAACCTCTACTCATATAGATTAAAAATCCATATGAGTTTCGGCAAACGCGGATACGAAGTGATAGTAGAGTTGTCCCTCGGTCGCTCCAAAGGCGGGCCTCCCTAACGGGAGGCCTTGTGCCGCTTCAAGAGGGACAATTCCGCGAATAGACGTTAATCTGTATGAATAGAGGTTATAGATTTTCCATTGCCGTTTTTTCGCCGTGACAGTCGCGACAAAGAGCCACTAAATTATCAATATGGTTGCTACCCCCGTGTTCAAGACGTATTTTATGGTCGACTTCAAACCAAGCCGGCAATTGTTTTTGGCATTTACCGCATTTCCATCCTTGTTGTGCAGCCACATATTTCTTTTTGGTTTCACTGACAGACCGTTTTGTCGCTTTTACGGCACCGCCACCACCGCTCTCCGCCAATCCTGAATTCACAATGCGTGATTCGGCATACGATTGTCTGCTATTTCCCCCAGATAAATTCAATATAGGATGTGATGCACCGAATTCATTCATAGATGCACCCCCAGTAGCTCCGCCGCCATATTTCGACGTGAAATCCAAGATAGGATTCAGAATACTGGACGCATTTTTATCCACTGGCATATATTTTAGATATTCGTTCGAGGTAAATACAAGTTCTCGAGCACGGTCTGGATGTTTCTTAAATAAAACGTAAATGGCAATTGCACCGATAGCAACTCCGGCCATTTTATAATACTTTTGATATCGAGTGAGGGATTTAACAATTTTCCCATCCGTATAAATATTCGCCATTATTACAATGGCCACCAAAAACAATACAAGTTCAATACGCATTTAACCGCCAAGTTATATATTACGCAGATTCAGTTTCTCTGCTAGACTATCAGATTTCGCCAATGCCGCATACGAACCAGAGCCCGCTGAGACAATAAGTCGTGCATACTCTTTGCATAATGCGTAGTCAATAACCCATCATCCATATGTCGCAATACTCGTTTATTGAACAAATCACACGCGTCTCTATATGATTCATCAATTGTTTTGCGGTTTTTCTCAAAATGGTATATCATCGAGCGGTCGAAATCGTAGGCATCTAGCAAATCGGCTTCTCTCACAATATTAAACGCCAACTGATATTCTCCCATTTCGGGCATACCATATTTTATCACTTTGGAATACGACATATGTTCAATAATGCGAAGAGTAACGGATATTTGGTCGGCGGATATCATAGGTTGCAATAATTCTTTGATTTCGGCCAATTCTTCCGATTCAATGCGGTATTTATTGTCGCACATATCGTGCAAAATAGCGGCGGCGTAAATGATTGGTTTCTGTTTTTCCAGTATAACTGGATTCTCCATATATTCCATTTCTCTATTCGCAATCTTTTCGGCAAATTGGAATACGCGCATACTATGTCCTAAACTATGCGACTCATCAATATTATGTTTCGTAGAAACCGCCACCACAAATTGGAATAATTTACTCAAGTTCAACAACATTTTCGTTAGGTATTTGATTTTTAACTACCTTACTATATAGCCAATCTTCTATATGTTTAGAATAAATATATAGACATAAAAAGTATTCAAATGTCTTCTCATCCAAATTATCCAGTGAGATATATTCCGTCGCAACTGACTCGAAAAGACCGCAAAATACAATTGAAAGAATTGGCTAAATCCCGAAGCGCTTACAAACGCGGTAAATACTATACCCGACTGCCTCTCCGGTCTTTCCAAACCAGAAAGTCGGGCCATATTTTGCGCGCGGAGAAGATGTATAATGTGGAAAGCATACAACCGAATCGAGAACTGGCGGAGAAAACACACTGCAGTGTAAATGCATTAAAAGCTATTGTGAAAAAGGGCGAGGGCGCATATTATTCGTCAGGGTCGAGACCGAACCAGACCGCGCAATCGTGGGGTATTGCACGTTTAGCAAGTGCTATTACTGGCGGAAAAGCATCCGCTGTAGATTATCGCATACTCGAAAAAGGATGTAACCACAAGACGTCGAAAGCATTTCAACTCGCTAAACCGCCGGAATACGGGAGAAGACATACTCGACGCATCAAAAATAATACATAATATAAAGAATCAAACACAAGAAGAGGAAAATAGTGGAATATGCATAGACTACATTTTTACGAATAGAGGTTTCGCCGTACAACGCCAATTTCTCCGGTATATAAGCCGCATTATATTTATCCACTGCTTCGCCCAATTCCAACTCCGGTTTTCCTAGCATCTTATTGACTTTATTATGAATAAACACCGTCCATCTTATAAACGATTCTCTTTTATCTAAATAAGGAGACACCGGGTATTTATCGAGAAGATGACTAAATTGGTCCCCCATTTTCTCATTCGGCAAAAACAGAGGAAGATTCTGCACAAAATCGTAATATTTGCGACGCGTCACCTCGTTTGCTCTGTCTGGATAGTTCATTGCAACTGTATGTAGGACAAACCAGAAAGGTGGTCCCCATATGTGTGAATCATAACTCGCGCGCTTTTTAATCCGATTCGTATTCATATTCATAACGCAAAAAAACAGATGTCGATTTTGTAATATCTATATAAACATTGTTCGCTAAATAATCTAGTCGAATAATCGTATTCAATGAACTCATATTGCAATAATTGCGGTAAAAATGGACATTTGTTCCACCAATGCAAATTACCTATTACCAGTTATGGTATTATCGCATTCCGAGAAAATCCATTCAGTTGTTCTCTGGAATATTTGATGATTCGTCGGAAAGATACGCTCGGATTTGTAGATTTTATGAGAGGCAAATATTCGATATATAACAAAGATTACATACTGAATATGATTAAACAGATGACGAACGAGGAGAAAACGCGATTAATTACTCTGCCATTTAGCAGATTATGGGAGGATTTGTGGAGTATTACACCGGACGTGGATTTTTCCGCGAAAGTAGACCCCTACAAAGCAGAAGAATTAAGTTCAAGAAACAAATTTGAATCATTGAAACTGGGAGTTTATACAAAGACCGATTTTTACAATTTAGAAGAATTGATAAATATGACGCAACCTATCTGGACGGAGCCGGAATGGGGGTTTCCAAAAGGTCGCCGAAATTACCAAGAACGTGATTATGATTGTGCAGCGAGAGAATTTTGCGAAGAAACCGGATATTCTATTGGTAGATTAGTAACGGTGAAAAATATACAACCGTTTGAAGAGATATTTACAGGGTCCAATTAAAA